TTTCCTCGTCATCTGATTCGATGTGGTCGTCCCAAATTAACTGCATTTTGTCCAAATTAGACAGCATTTTCTGAATGTCTGTCAATGTGACATTTTGCTTCGTTGCGATTGTAGCAAATGTTTCAACATAAGGCGCAATTATTTCTTCGGGTATCTTGCCTTCAACAATGCGCTCATATGCCGCAATAATCTCATCTCTGCGCTTTTTGTTTTTTTCTTGCTCGAGTTTATGTTGTTTCTTACGCTTATCAGGGCCAGGGTCATGGGTGTCGTCAATGTAGATAATAGGCTTGAAAGCCGTAAGAGTGCCAACCGCACCCGTAGCTTGAACGCCAGTTAATTGAATGGCTTTAGAGATTGATGCAAAAGAGCCTGCAAATCCTGTCGCTGATACACCATTGATTCCAATTGAACTGTTGGGGGTTATAGAGCCAGCTAATCCTGAAGCCGACACCCCGCTTAGGCCAACAATTACCGATTCGCTTTCATTGCCTGCTAAACCAGTAGCTTGTACACCACTTAGCCCAATGCTTATTCCATTGACTGGTGAACCAACAGCGCCTGTTGCTTGGACGCCTGATAATGCTTCGGTTGTTGCCTCTGTAACGGCTCCCGCTACACCTGAAGCCTGAACGCCTGTTAATGCAGCGGAAACAGCAACACTAGGGCTGCCAACGCCACCCGTAGCTTCATTGCCAAATATGGGCAGACTATCCCATTGGGCATCGTCCCATGTACCCGTGCCCCAAGGCCCTTGTGCCATTACGCAATACGCAGTAAGCCTGTGGTCGCATCATTGGTAGGCATGGTCAGCGTGAATGTGCCAGCCGTTACTGTTTGCGAGCCAAAGTTGTGAACGCTGACCGCCTTGTTAGCAGAGCTTGAGTTGTAAATTAGAACCGCATCAAAAGCCGTTGTAACCGTTAAAGCAGACCATGAAAAACTGGCTGATGGCGTCCAATATGCGGTTGTGCCGCTAGTTGCTGGCGCATTTGCATTGGTGACCGTAACGCCGCCCGCAGTGTAGCCTGTGCCTGATGTATTCGTAACCTCATTGGTTGTTGAATAAACAGTGGTTGCAGCACCCAAGCTACCAGTTGCAAAGTACAACGCCGCTTTGAAAGTGTTGCCTGTGCTTGGCGTGAAGTTGTGAGTTCCAGTAAGCAATTCGCCCTTGAAACTTGTACACATTGCCGTTGTATTTGCCATTTTATTTCCTTAGAAAGATGATGCAGCGCCATCAGCAAGGGCTGCGTGTTTAAGTTTCACATGAACAGATCGGTGCACCAATTCACCTTCAAGCCAGTATTCAACCCACTCGGTAGTCTCTGTTTCGGTATCTACTTGGCCTTCACGCTTTTCAAGCAAGGATTCATCCATCTCACCCTTGGTGGTTGTAATCATTTGATGACCTCCATGCCAATCGCTTTACCATCAGGCCCGCGCACAATTCGTTTAGGTGCTGAAATCATATCAACAACGTTTTTCATAACTTGGGTATTGTCATTCTGGTTTTTGAGCATTTCTTGCATTGCTCCAATGCTGTGATTATGGCTTTGCAAGACCTGTTGGTGTGAATTATTCACGTTATCCATCATTGCCTGAATCATGCCGCGCAAATCTTGGTTTAAGGTTGCGTGCATCTGTTGCTGTGCATCCATATCTTCGGGCAACATAGACGCTGAATGGCTGATTTGGGCAACACGGATCTTGGTATTGGCATCCAATTCAGCCCTGAAACGTTCCATTTGCTGTTCGCGCTCAAGTTTTGCGCTTTCCAATTGGGCATTAAATTGCTGTTTCTGCACCTCAAACTGCGCCTGAGCTTGTGCAATTTGCATATCAGCCTGCACCCGCATTTGCTCTAACTGCTGTTGAGCCTGCATTTTCATCATTTCAGGATCAGGTTTAGGTTGTGGCGGTTGCGCCATTTTCTGCTTAATTTGGTCAAGCGCTTGGTCAATGACACCCTCAAGCTGCTGCGATGATTTAAACGCGCTAATGCCAAACTTCATGATTTCCATCAAAACAGGCGTCATTTCTGGGCTTGCTTGCGCAACAGGCATGGCTTGCTGTAAGAAACCTGCAAACGCACCAATAAACTCGGTGCGCTCACGCTTCATTTCAGCTTCGTCTAATTGAACCAGGCTGTCTGCCGCCACTTCAATTCTAAAATTACGCAAAGGCTTGTCTTTTAGCAATTGCAAAGCCTGCGGGATCATTTGCTGATCTGCGGGTTGCATCTGGCTTGCCGCCGCATACTGCAAAATTGTTTGCGGCTGGAACTTAGTGCAAATAATCTGCGCTTTAAGCCTAATCAAGTCAGAGGCAAACAACGCCACTTCCTCTTGCATAGAACGCAATCTAAGGCTTGCAAACTGACCCTTGATCTGTTGGGCGGTAGCTGTCTCGCTTGCCTGCGATGCACCCCTTAAAATGTCCGACAAACCTGTAATTTCATAGATTTGTTGCTTGATTTCTTGTCTTGCGCGATAGCATTGCAGCAAAGCATTTGCTAGGGTGTCCAAAGGCAAAAGATCAATTGACCCTTTTAAGCCGCCCTTTTCACTAAACGCCATCCATTTATCAACAGGAACCAACGTGTTGTTGTCGCCTTCAGTCAACAAACGCTGCAAAGCTGGTGTGCTTGCATCGTAAACGCCACGAACACGCAAAGATTTTACCAGTCCATCAATTCGGTCGCTCAAGATGTCCAATTCGTTAGCTTGGTCTTGATAAAGAACGAAATCAGGAACAGGGACAAGGCTGTCGCTTGTCATCGTTGCGTACAAAGGCTTACAGCATGGGAAAAACTGCTCTAACTCTAGCGGGTCGTCTCGTACATCAATGAACTTGTTGCCCTGCTTGCTAAACCAGTAAACCTTGGCTGTCTCTTTGTCCCACAATTCGCAAATCTTGGCGCGTGTGTATTCTTTTTGGTTGCTTGCATAATTTGACAAAGGATCTGGGCCGCTATCCAACGGGATATTGCGGGCTGCTTCTTCACCAAAACGCTCAATTAGTGCGTCTTTGGTCATGTAGACCCAACGCCAGACTTGGGTTACTTCTTCCCATGTACGGGCAACGCTGTGACCAAAATCAGCCCAATGCACATAGTCTGTCGGTGCGCATTCGTACTCGATCTGCTCCATTGGCTCAACCATGCCAGCGGTAAAGTCTTGGCTTTCCGCTTCGTCTGCATCTTCAGTGACTTGAAGGCCATCATCATTTTCAGGCATCTCTGGCATACCTGGCAGTTCTGTAACGTGCGGTTCATAACGAACCCAAGCCACGCCTCGCCCTCCCAAAAAACGATCCTCTACCGCATGGCGCATTGTGCTTCTGTAGTCGGTGTAATGCTCAATCTCAAAATCTAAAGCTCGTTCAACCAACATTGACGCAACACGCCCAACTGGATCATTGTCTCCAAACCTGCGGCTAACATCAGCCTTTGGCATCTTGCTATATACAGCAGGTATCAGGGTTTGAACGTTAGACCAAAGAATGTTGAACTTGGCGGTGTCGTTGCCGCTTGCGCTGCGGGTGTCATCCCTGTAACGCCTAATGATTTTCTTGGTACGTGCTTCCCACTTCTTGAACTCATTGTCATAAGTGGCAATTAGGGAGTTGTACTTGTCAACTTCAGTTGGAACTAATTCAGCCATTTTTGTTTCTTTCAGAAATTGCTTTAGCCTTGGCTCGGGCATCTTCTTTAGACGATGCACCCCATGCCTTCAAAGCAAGTGCTAACCGTGTTGGCTCGCCGTTCTTTTCCATTGGGCCAGCAGTTGCACCCATTCGCGCCAGGAAAGATGCCCGCCTTGGGTTATCCCCTGACTTAACGGGAGGCTTTAGCTTGCCGCCTGTCTCTGCTGCATAGCTTGCCCGCCCTTTAGCGTTTAGACCGCCTTCAGGGTTCTTTCCTTCTTTGCGAGTCCATGCGGCTGTCATTTGGGCTTTGCAGTTTTAGCGGCTTGCTTAAAATCTTTGTCGGTAGGGGCGTCTTTACTGCCCACTTTGTTCATCTTTTCGCCTGAACCCGCTTTGATTCGCTCTTGTTTTGCCAAAATATTGGCATAAAGTCCAGCTTTAGACATGATTAAGCCGAGAAAATGCCAACGGCAAACACTTCAACGCCTGCGCCTGTGGTGATTTTCCATGCGCCGTTTCTGGATCGAGCATTCAATTCAATGTCATACTGACCAATGCCACCGCCAGGCGATGCAGGCAATATGGTGTGACTGAAGCCTGAACCATCCAAAATGATGACGTTGCCTGTTGCAGCAGTTGATACAGTGCAAGCTAGACGGTGAATGTAATCGCCAGCAGCGCCTGTGCCACCCAATACTTGTGCTGTTGCGCTTGCAGGCACATGTTCGTATTGGTATGCGTAAGGTGTATTTATTCCACTCATATTCTATTGCTCCTTGCGGTTTGTTTGTGGATTGCCCACATATCGTTCATTGTGACTTCGTTCTCAGGGCCAACAATCAACACTTTACTCGGGTCTGGCGGTTTATCTTTTGGTTCTTCCCGCCAACTAATAGCCAACATCCTCATTGCATCAGCGGGGTGACTTGTCCAATCATGCTTGGGCGTTTGCCTAAAAGCCTTCTTGTCTTCATCGTATTCACGCTGATACTGTCTCAACGCCTCAATGCCATCTGCGCATTTTTCGGCATCAAACCAACATCTTGGCAATGCCATACGCACCGCCTGAATGCCATCTTGAACCGTCAAACTTGGCACAATCGCCAAATTGTTAATGCCCAAGTGCGCCGCCATTTGCTCAATTACTGACTTACCACCGCTTGCCAAAGTCCTTGCCCTCGCATCATGCGGTAGGTAGTGTTTTCCGTAATTGTAGGGTTTTTCTTTGATTTTTGATACAAATTCTTCGATTGTTCCACCAGAAAGGGCAAAAAAATCAACAATGTGTATCTCACCACCGATTACTTGATACCACCAAATCGCCGTGTCATCAGTATGCCCCAAGTCCCAAGCCGTGTGTGTCTTAACCTCAATCTGGTTCTCAACCTTCGTAATGCGCCCGTCTTCACTGACCTTGCGCATCTCAGTACCCCAGATTGCGCCAATGATTGCCGCTTCAAAGCTGCATTCGTATTCTTGGAGATACTGATCCTCTGCAAGCTGCGCCTTTGCCGCCTCTAGTTCAGATTCAGGCAACAGCTTAGACTTGCTTGCGGGTAGCGACAGGCTAAACCACTCATTAGGCAGCCTTTTGCTTGTCTCGTAAATGTTCCAAAACTGATTCTTGCCTTTGGGTGTGCCGCCAAACACGCACCAACCCTGTTTATCGGACAATGCTGGCCTGATTACGTTGCCCCACACACTAGGCTTAAAGTCGCCGTATTCGTCAAGGTAAAGGCCATCAAAACCTAGCCCACGCATTGCATCTGCATTGTCAGCGCCGAACAACCTGATCTTGGCGCCATTCAGCAACTCTATGATTAAGTCGGCCTCATTGCTTGATTTGGTAATGGGGCGAGAAAAGTATTTAAGATAGTCCCACGCTACGCTTTTGGCCTGGCTCCTGTAAGGCGCAACGTACCCAAACAACGGCATCGGGCTTTTGCAAGTGATTGCCGCCCTGATAAGGTCATTGATAGCGGCTACGGTCTTGCCTGCCCTGCGGTGAGCAACCAAACAAGCCCACCTTGCTGTTCTATCGTGAAACTCCCTAAATTGCTTTCTAGGGCTATAAGGGATTTCTATGATTCCGCTTGCCATCTGATAACCATTTCTTGTGGGCCACCGTCTACGCCCGTAACTTCAGATCGAGCCAGTTTGGGCACATGGTACTCAACAACGCTTTGAAACATTTCAAACGCCTTTGCGGGGTTTGGCTTTATGTCGTTCTCTGGGTCACCTTGCGCAACAGCATTGAGCCATTCAGAGAGCCTGTGAGCGTTTGAATCTACAAACAAGGCTATGGCCTGTCTTGCCTCTTGCGTGCTCTTGTTGGGTACGCCAGCAGGCCTTCCGTTAGGGTTATTAGTCCAACCCTTGCGACTATTTTGTTTCGGTTTGTTGTTTTCAGTCATTATCTAAAAATCAAGTCTTTTATTGGCACATCATAACTTTCCAATGGGAAAATTGCTTTTCGTTGTTCATCAGTTAAATTTCTGCGTTTTTGAGTTGCTCTAGCCTCTGCCTCACCAGCTAATCGTCTATATGATTCAAATGGTTTTTCAGCAAGTCTAGCTGCATCTCTAGCGGCATCTAACTCTTTTCCTGTGCCAATTCGTTCTAAGGCAGAAAATGCACCAGTTTCTGGACTTCTCTTAAATAATGATTCAAACCTTTGTTTTGCTTCTAATTGATCTAAATTTGACCCCCTCATTAATTTATCAATAATTGAGGCATCCTCTAATGCTTTTGTGCTAAAAATATCATTTGGTTTAAAAGAATTAAGACTACCACCTCGGGCAAATCCTTCTTTTTGTTGAATTGCGTGTTGAAGTTCATGCAATGCTACACTTCTTTGATCCATTGAACTTGGCCCACCTACAGTGATTTGTGGTGTTTGAAATGTTCCAGTTCTGCCATATAACATATTTCCACTAGGCGCCGCATCAGCAAACATAGTTGTTGGAATTCCAGCAGATTGTGGATAAGCGTTATAAAGTTCCTCATGTTGTAAGGCTTGGCCCATAGGCCCTTTAAATTGTTTGTTAGCCGATATTTGGTTATAAACATCTTCGGTGATCTTTGAACCTTTATCGCTAATTTCTTGTCGCCATTGTTTGTCAGGGCCTCTAAATGTGCCAGTTTGTTGCCAAATTTCTTCGGGTGTTTTGTTCAACTTTTCTAATTCTTGGGCTTTTGATGCAGTGATCTTGTTAAAAGATGCGGCATTTGGGCCAATAAACATCCCTACAGGGTTGTAAGCATCAGCCATTGTCTGAGCTACTTCCATTTGCTTCGGCCCTGTCAGACTTTTTGTCTGCAAGAACTCATCTAACGCACCGCTTCCGGCTTGGTTAAACGCTCCAGCGCGAGCATTTGCCTCATTTACCATGTCCCGCAGACTTTGGCCTGGGTTTTGGACAAAGTTAGAAACTCGTCCAGGGACAGCTTGAATGCTATTGTAAATGTTGGTTAGAGCAGGCATTACTCTTTCACCAATACTCTGTTGTCCAAAAGGATCAAGACTCTTTTTGGACTCATAAAACTTTAAAGCAGCAGCAATTTGTTGTGGATCAGCCATTGGTTTATTGCCTTTTTAGGTGAGGGCGTTGATTTGGTCTTTGATTACGTGTGCGAGAAAACAGGAAAATTACACACTCGACATCCTCAATTGCCTGTTTAACCGCCCTCATTTTTCTTTTTAGCCATTGCCTTCATTGCTTCGG